GTATATTCTGCAAATGCTAAATCAGATGCAACATAAGAAGAATCTTCTGGAACTTGATCTAATGGAATCTGGAATGTTGTAGTTCCAATACCAGCAACCTTATAATTGCCAGAATACTTACTATCGACAAAAATAATTTCTGAATAATTTGCTACGAATGTATCAGAACTACTAATGTATCCTGCCTTTTCAAGACCATAGTAAAGTTTTGATGGAAGTTGGGAACTGTACTTGAGAGTAAGTGTTCCTGTTCCCGTGGTTCCGATACCGATTGTCCCGACACCAGTTACACTAAAGTCTGTTACTGTTCCACCAACTGATACCAATTCGTTATGGAACTGATTGTCATAGAAAATTTTGAAGTTATATCCACTTAAAGATTCATCCGACAAATCGAATACAAGGTTGTTATTCTTAATAACAGGGATTTGTGGATTAATTTTTGCCAATTCCTGACCTGCACCACCAGTTGATGCAAAACTTACAATCGTTGGTGGTGTTGAAATAGAATCATTAAATGTTTCAGTCAGTTGAATAGTGTCATCATCAATTCTATAGACATAGTAAGAACCGGTTTCAAGACCAGATACGATCAAGTCTGAAGAGTTGTAGAATACTTTTTCACCAGTCTTAAATCCGTGTGCAGTAATTGACAGTTCACTCTTAGCAGTTCCAACTACTGCTGAAGTAAATCCAATGGGATTAACAAGCAGTTTTTCCTCATCAGCATTTCTCTTGACCAAAATGCCTGTAGATACTCCAATACCAACTGAAAGGTTTGGTCTCAAGTCCAGAGAAATCGTATCTCCGTGAGCAAGTCCGTGGTCTGTAGATACAGCAACCTGTGCGGTGATCCTTTGCGCTTTTGCAGTTACTTGATCTAAACGAGGTGCAATAGAATACTTGTAGTCGTCACTGTCACCATTTGGACTAAACGATCTAAAGAATAACCCATTTGTAGTAACTCCTACTTGAGTCGCAAGTCCAACATAGTCTCTTCCCCTATTAATTGCAAACAGATTCTGTGTTGTAGAATCGGGAATGTTGAATGCCGTACTGGATGCAGTATCCGATACTGAAATCTTGGAAGCACCAACTGGAGCAGAAAGGACAACAGGTTGGTTCGTTTTGAATTTATGATTTGGTAAGAAAATGCTTTGAGTTGGAATTGAGATAGATCTGGCATCTACACCAACAGCATAGATAAACGAAACGCCGATTCCTGCAGTAGCACCGATGCCGATTTGTGATGCTGCATTAAAGAAATACTTTTCATTTACACTAGATGAAAAGTCTTTGGTGCTCAAAGGAACTGTAATTGTGTTGCTAACTTCTTTGACTGCTGTAGATGATGTGTGTCCGGCACCGGAGAGACCTCTAGCAACTCTCAGAACCTTGTTCTCACCATAAACATTAAGAACAGACAGTCTTTCAGTTCCAATGCCGATTGTAGATCCTACAGAGATGATTTCTGGAACATTGGAAACATAGATATCAGTTACAAATCCTGGAGTTGCATTTGCAGCAACATCAGCAATCAGGAACAATCTTTCACTACTGACACCAACCGTATGTGTCTTAGTCAGGCCCTTAATGTATGTCGAAAGACCGGAAATAGCAATGCTATCTTGATCATTGATGTTATGAGTTGACGTAAATGTCAACTTAACTTCAGAATCATTAAATCTGGTAACTACACAGTCAGTAAAGGTCTCTGTTGTAGTATTAACGTCAACAATACTCTTGCCTTTAATCTTCGAAACATATGCTGAAAGACCGCCTTGACCAGCAAAACTTGCAACATCATTTGCAGCATATCCAGATCCAGGTTCAATTACTTTAAAGTCAGTTACAGAACCTTTTGTAATAGAATCAACAATTGCTCTCTGTGCAATAACTTCATTTGGTTCAACAATAAAGTCATTTGAAGCAAATAGTGAATCTGCTCTATATGGGAGCGTATTTCTCCTCAGTTTTGATGAATTAAAATCAAAAGTTTGATCTACATCCTGAGTTATAGGTGTTGATCTATAAGCATTACCGATGAAGTATGGAAATTCTGCTTGTGTAGTTCCATTTGAAAAATTAGTAGAAATTCCAGCAAAATATGCATAGACACCATTAGGAAATTCTGGTGTTTTTGTAAATCTACCGTTATATTCGTCCAGATTACCAGAATTGTCGTATTTGTAATCTTCTACAAAGAATCCATCGGCAAAACCTGATGGTCTATCGACAACATCGGATGTAGATCTAGTATATCCAGTGTTTAACTGAACAACATCAGAGTTAATGTTCAATGGATTTGCATATCCAAAAGGTCCATAGATTGGATTACCATCATATGCCCAACCAATGATTGGTGAATGGGTGCCTACAACGTCCTGGAAGGCATTTCCACCGATCTGAGTGCTATATCCTACCAGATTGTATTTCAGACCCGCTGTATCCTCTGAAATGAGTTCATTACCAAATCTTGCATTGTGATCAATTGTTAAATCTCTAACAGATGCTCTAGCAGATGCTTTACTTCCGATAGATGTTGCTGCAATCGACGTATTAACGTCATATCCAACACCTTCATTGAGGATAATGACAGATTCTACCTTCTCATTTGCAATAACTGCTCTTAATTTTGCTCCAATACCTGCACCATTAATAGTTAAATCTGGTGCACTGGTGTATTCTGTTCCAGGATTGGTAATTTGAGCGTTTACAATCTTTCCACCACTGATAATTGGTTTGATTTCGACATCTTTACCAGATTTAAAGGCAACATCGGGGATTTTATGGAAATTTAAGATGGTTGAACCGTATCCGGTGCCTGTTTCATAGAGGTAAAGATCGACAATTTTACCTCTAACCTGTGGAGTAGCAGTAATTACTCCTGTTATACCATCAAATTCTGCGTCAATTGTCAGAGTAATGTCTCTATAAGCAAAATTGTGGTTACCAACACCCTGTGCAGTGAATTCTACAAACTTTCTTCTCTTATAATTGTTTGTAAATGCAGTTGTACCAACACCAGGATCACTTAATTTGAAGGAATTATTGTCTAATTTGAGAATATGGTGCTCATTTCCACTTGTAAGACCACCAATAGCAGTGGTATCGGCAGTATAAACTACAATATCACCATCTTTGAATCCATGATTATGGAAATTAACCGTGCTATATGCAGTTGAGATGCCTGCAGATTTTACAGTTAGTTTTCTATTCTCATATCCACTTCCTGGATTGATAACTCTAATCTCACGCAGAGTTTGTTTGGGATCAAATAGTCTAAATTTGTGAATACCTTGAGTAACAGATGTTGTAAATCCTACCGTGCTGATACCAGAATTAAAATTATCAAAAGTTTCATACAACTTGATAGATGATGTATTAACTATTTCAACAAAATATGCAGATCCACTATGAAGAGTTGACGTTTGGTTGATATTACTACCATCAAATGATCCAATACCAATCTCTGCATTTCCATTCCTGTTATATACAACCTTATCACCGTTCCTCAAGTTGTGATTCTTGGGGAAAGTGATAGTGTCATCACTAATATCAATACCACCACCTACAGTGCTCTCTCTTGAATCAAATTCAATCTCACGATACTTTGTATCAAGAATAGGTTCTAATATCGCTCCAGATCCATTTCCACCACTAATGGTGACTGATTGAACTCTACGGATGTCAAAGTCTTGAGGATCAACCAGAACAGACTTAACAGATCCTCTAACAACAGGTCTAACTAACGCTGTAGTTCCACCACTAACAACAGAGTCTCCGAGTGTTACATTAGGCAGATTGATAACATCATAATCATCGCCAACATTAAGACTGATTACTTCTTTGATTGGTCCAAAGAAAATCTTATCAAATGACTTATAGTTTGAAATCTCAACACCATTCACCAACATACCAGTGGTTCCTGGAAGTGTTTCTACATCAACACCATTCTTGATGTTTTGACTGTTGAGAAACTTCTTAAGGAGTCTTTGTGGTTGCAAAGATCCACTTTTTTGTGTTGCTAAAGTAAATGTATGAGAACCTGTTGCACTGACTGCATCAAATCCAATGGGAGTGTTACTTTCAATGAAAGATGGTGATTCATACAGTTCTATCTTATTATCAGGATTCAATACCTTCACATAATATGTCTTTTCAGTAAGACCTATTAAAAGATCATCCGATGCAGTATACTGAACTTCATCACCAGTTATAAATGGAACACTGGATGGGAATGAAAGAGTTGTATATCTTAAGGTGTTTGTATTGAAATTATCTAATGCGCTACCACTAGCAGAAGGAATGGTTGCAGATTTGATCTCTTTAGTGATCTCATAAGATGGCAAAGAGTTTGCTGCAACATAGAATGTTTCTTCATTCTCAAGATAAACATTCTGAGCATCAGAAGTTACGCCATCATATGCCAGAGCAACTCCTGTACTGGAAACAGTATTGAGTTTTCTTCTGATACTATACTCTACACCTGCTGCTGGAGTAAATCCACCAAGATTTCCGAGAGTTACCTCTTTGTTAGTTGTGCTTACAGTCAGGACTTTTGCTTCTGCTGCTGCAACAGTCTGTGTTGAACCCTGTAGAACATCTACAGTATCACCAACTTTCAGACTTGATTTTTCAATTGTAGATCTAAGAGTGTATGTTGAACCACTAATCGAATCAATTTCAAATCTAACTGGAGTGTTATAGATCCAAGAGTTTGCAAATGTTTCTTTAAATGACTTATTAGTCTCTGGATTCTTGATTACCTCACCAACATTTTTAACGCGAATGATCTGACCCTCTGATACCAGAGAAGGTTTGCCAACCGCTTCAAAGTTAGAAAGAACTCCACCAATACGAAGTTCAACTTTCTTTGTTACATCACCATCTTCAAAACCAAAGAATACTTGATCTTGTCTAATATCATCAGAAACACCGATTGCATTATCAACACCAGTACACTGTAAGAACTGGTTGATTGTTTTTTCGCCGTAATAAATGCTGTTGTTACCAGAAACAATCGTACCTGTTGATCCAAAACCAACAGTAGAATCAACCGTAATGACAGATGAACCTACAGATACTGCGTTGATTGCCTTTACTTTAGGTTGAACTTTGAAAGTTCCTTCAACAGTATCTGCATCAGTAAAACCAACAAACAGATTTAATTTAAAATATGTGCCAATACCAGCTCTTGTAAAGATCTCAACTTCAGAAACAGATGCTTTTGTTGTAGGATCTACAGAGTTTATGATCGTTTGTCCAACAAGATTATTTGGATCTCCAGAAATCCTCTCAGCAACAACTACTTCCCTTCTACTGAACTGTGCATCAGATGGTTTGAAGAGATATCTTTCAAGGTCTACAACTGTTGGTGTCTCACCATAGAGAACATTGAACAGGATTTTGAATGATTCCTTTGTACCTTTTGCCTTGTAAAGAGCACTTGACTCCTTGATGAAGTTGTTAACATCAAGATCACTTACAAACTCCGAATTTTCTAATCCAGGAGTGAATGTATATTTTAACTTCTTATAAAACTCTTGTAAGAAAAGTGCACTTAAGTTCTTTACTTCTACACCACCATCGTGAGAAGTTTTATTTGTTTCCTTAAATACTAACTCTTCACGATTTAAATCAGTTCTATACGTCTGAATACCACTGAAACCTCTAATACATCCAGTGAAAGTATTTGTAGTCAGACCTGTGTAGGTGATAATCTCATCACCAATTCTAAACAGACCATACTCATTTGGAAATCCTTTAGTCGAGTAGACCTGGATATCCTCATCAGTTGATGAAATATCGGAATATAGAGTCGTCTTACCAGAAATAACTTCTTGAGTGAAGTTATCCAGTGTCAGATATTGATCTAGATTTTCTGCAATATCAGAAGGACCACCTTGGTATTCCTGTGAGATATAATATTGCTTTAGAAAATCAATAGATTTGGGACTTTCGGCGCGTAAGAATTCAGGTAGTTGACTGTCAACAATCTGCTGAACCTTAACCCTCTGCTCAAAGCCAGTTTGTATCATCTTATATCCTCTTTAGTTCTCCGTTTAAGTAACTCGATGTTGTTTTATATCCTACACCCGATGTCTGTTCGCCAGATGTAATGGTGTCTCTCACCATATTTATCTTACTATTTGCAACGTCAAAGGAGAGATAAAGATCCTTCAAACCAATAACATCATTTGATTCTGGAATTGCCTGAATCTCAATGACGTTATTATCTTTTTCAGTAGATGTGATGACCATTGTATTGATCATAATCTCACCCTTAACATAATCAATAGTACCAATTGGATTAAGTGTTCTGCTAATTACAAACTCACCTTCAGCATTTCTTTCATCTTTGGTGATAACAAGAACACCTTTACCACTTCCATCCAGTTTTCCGTTTGTTCCTTTGTTAGGAACATCGGTAAAGTAAAATAAATCACTGCTACCAGAGATTGTAAATCCAGTACTCTTAATATTAAATCCACTTTCGTTAATATGGAACTGATTACCGTAACACAATTCGTACTGTGTTGGTGCATTTAATAATGCATTCAAATTTCTTCTAATCTTAATACGTGTAATGTTGGATGAAATAGCATCATCAACATTATCAATCGTCTGTACTAACTTACTATACTTAAATCTACCACCAAACTGATTGACATTTGATGTAGAGAAAGTATTCAAAACAGTATTAACGTTTGTCTTTAAATCATTAATACTTGTGACTTGTGAACTGTTATAGTAAACAGCACTATCAATCTCAACAAAAAGAACCTTCAGATCAATTATTTTCTGATTGATACCAGAAATACTAAATTCTTTTAATTTTGTAAGAATATTTTGCTTATCAAAGTCGGAAACAAAATTACCGTTCTTTGGTTTGATACTGATCAAAACATTACCAAACTGTGGAGGATCTAACTCTTCACCACCAACAACAGAGACAGACTCTGTATTAGGGTAGATTGATTGAATAACTGCTTCATAGTCACGAGTTGTTACTGCTCTATTCTGTGAAGCATAGATTCTAGGAGCAAAATACTTGATCGATTCGATAGGTTCAATGTCACCACCATTGGATGCAGCAATCGTAGTATTGATTGTGATTGCTGATGAAGGAATAACAATGTTCCCATCACCATCAAGAACCCTACCTGAGAAGGAGAAGTTACTAGGTCCATTACCATCCTTACCATCAGTGATGATATAGGATACAGTAACGACTGCATCATCTTCTAACTTCTTACCAAAGTATCCATCACCAAACAACAGTTCATATTTTTCATCCTGAACTTCTTGAAGTAAAAAGATTTCGGAGTTTTCATTCAGGTTTAGAATATTTGATGCTAATGAATATTCCCTTCCTTCACCAGTATCAGCAATACCTTTTACTTTTACAACAATTGTTGATGTATCGATGAATGAATTATCAAGAATAAATCTTTGATCTATAGATCCATTAACAACAAAAGTCTTTTTAAGGAACGTTCCTTGGAAAATTTTTAAATCACTAAACGATGCAGTACCAGAATTAATAGTTGTAGTAACATCTTCTGGAATTGAGAAGACAAAGTTCGTGTCATTTGTATTCCCAACACACACCAGACCCGCCTGTAAGGTCATTGTAGAGGAGGAACTGCTAGTTGTTATATCAAATCCTACCGTTGCCTGTGCCGCGCTTCTAGAGCGTGGTACGTAACCAATATTTCTTGCTAACGAAACGACGTTCTCTCTCAATGTCGCAGAATCCAAGAAGGATTCATTAACGATCATATTGGAGTTGAACGCCGTTATGTAAGTATTATATGCTAACGTATCGATAAGGACCGAAAAATTAGATCCCTCAAAGTCAAAATCACTAAAATTTGAGTTTGCTCTCAAATAATCTTTGATTGAGATCTTTATCTGATCAAAATCTAGGTTTGTAAATTTGGTAAAAGGCATATTATTACCTTGCTGCCTCTAGTAAAAACGAAAATTCTTGTGTCGGAAACTCAAGGCCAACGATATCGAATATAACTGTTACATCAAATGAGTTCGAGTCTGGTTGTGGATCAACTTCTACAATAGTGTTATCAACTCTTGGTTCGAAATTTTCAATCGTTTCAAGGATTTGTTCTTGAATAACCGATGCAGTAGCAAAATCAACGAAGTCAAATAGACTAGAACGTACATCTGATCCTAAAAGAGGTTCAAAAAATCTCTCTTCAGGAATCGTTTGTACCAAATTCATAATGGATCTACGTATTGCAGATTCATTTTTCAATATTGGCAGATCTTTTGTCACGGGATGTGGTTCAAAAGATAGACTGATGTCTTTAAATGCTCTAGAAACCCGTGGAAGCGCCATTGGTCCTGTATAGTTTTCTTGACTTATTTATCAAGGTTATCCGTATCGCACTCTTTACCAGGATCATTTACCACTTCTTTCAATAATTTTTTCTTCTGATCCTCTTTCAGATAAAAATCTGAGCGAGGATCGGTGATCAAGGTCATACCACTTGCAATGAAGTCTTCACCCAAATCTGTTTTAGAATTTCCCATTAATAAAAACCTCTTTATGGTTTGATATTTCTATTTATTTTGCGGTTCATACTCCCAAATCATGCTCCCAAAAATAATCTTCTGAGTTACCTAAAGATCCAGAACGATGTAATCCACCATTTTCAACAGAAAAACTTCTTGTAGAAACAAGAAAATCGGGTTTTTTGAGCACTGGAGGAGTCAAACTCTCTTCAGTCCATCGACATCTATTGTTTGGATACAGTCCAATTTGCCCATTAGGGAGAATAATACAGTTATGAGACTTGTGTTCTTCAGGAAATTCGGCAAATGTCAGGTCTGGAACATCTCTATCCGAATGATATGAGTCAATTGTAAACAAATACTTACCATTTTGAGAAACATGACCTGAACGATGCTTAACTTCGACGGACATTGTGTATAAAAACTGCTTTTCAATCACCCTAACATCGTAGTCAAAACTATCCCAATACTGCAAATCACTCAATGGGAGATTTACATCCATTTCTCTTGGACGATTGGGATAATCACTTTCCCAATCTACAAATGCAGAGATCGGTAGTTTATCATATAATGCACCGTACTCAGGGATGTATGTTTCAAAGTAAAAACATCTATTCCAAATCGATTTAAGAGATACCCACCATCCTTCTACATATTCTCCATGCCCATCACGAAGATCTCGTAAGTATTCCTTACGAATCCAAACCTTTTTTGGTGGTAAATTGACTACATTCATTACCCCTTACCTTGTCCACGGTACATTTTCTTAGCATTATTACGAGACGACGCTGCGTACTTAGTTCCTTTACCACTCCCTTGACGAGTTTTCTTCGGAGG